CTATTAAACATTTGTGGGAAATGAAAAAGGAAAAATATATTCTTTTTGAAAGCAACAATATTTCACTTCAAGATTTAAGAAAAAAAGAATATAGAATGATTGAAGAGGGGTGGGAAAAGTTTGGCAGAGATAAATGTATTAATAAAAATTCAGGTGGATTGAATTTCCTTGATATTGAAGTCCTTAAAAAATCTGGTAAAAAATGTAAAGAAGAAAAACTTGGAATATTTGGATGGTCTAAAGAAGAATGGTCTAAAAATTCAAAAGAAAAATGGCATTCAAATAAAAATGCCAGAGGTTTTATGTCTTGGGGTGAAGAAAAAATAAAAGAGTTTAGAGAAGAACAAAGAAAGAAAAAATGCAAAACATATGAGTTCTTTAGTCCAGATGGAAATAAATTTATAGTTGATGATTTATCAGCATTTTGTAGAAAAAATAATCTTTGTAGAACTACTATGCATCAGGTTGCAAAAGGTAAATATATTCAACACAGGGGATGGAGTTTAGTTGAACCAGAAAAAGTAAAAGAACTTTTAAGTCAATCTTGGGAAAATAGATATGAAGAAAAAATATTTTTTAATCCAAGAGGTGAAAAAATCACTATTAAATGTTTAAGTTCGTTTGCAAGAAAACATAATTTAAATGCTGCTTGCTTATATCTTGTTGTAAAAGGTGAATTGCTACAACATAAAGGATATAGTATATTGCATCCAGATGAAGTAAAAGAAAAAAAAGAAAAGTTGAAAGAAGAAACAAGAAAAAGAAATTCAAAAATTGTTAAATTAAAAAATCCAGAAGGAAAAATTATGGAAATTTATAATTTAGTTGGATTTTGTAAGGCAAATGGATTAAATCCTGGAAATATGCATAATGTTCTTACTGGTAAAGCAAAATCTTGTAAAGGATGGACAAAACCATAAACTTGGAGTATGATGAAAACCAAATATTTTGGAGAGTTAAATAGAATGTGTGAGTTAAGTTCAGTAGAGGAGGGGGAGTGTGAATCCTGCGCGGTTTGATTTTAAAACTTCTTTAACAGAAGAACCACAAACGAATATTAAAGGAATGACAGTTTTTAATACTGAAAAGGTTGACACCAAAAAACAACCAATGTTTTTTGGAAAACCTCTTGGAGTTCAAAGATATGATTCATACAAGTACCCAATCTTTGATAAGTTAACTACTCAGCAACTTGGATATTTCTGGAGACCTGAAGAGGTATCTCTTCAGAAAGATCGTGGAGATTATCAAACTCTTCGTCCCGAACAGAAGCATATCTATACTTCTAATTTGAAGTATCAGATTATGCTTGATTCTGTTCAGGGACGTGGACCTGGAATGGCATTTATTCCATACTGCTCTCTTCCCGAATTGGAGGCGTGTATGGAAGTATGGGGATTTATGGAGATGATTCATAGTCGTTCATACACATATATTATCAAAAATGTCTATTCAGATCCATCTGAGGTATTTGATACTATCATTGGAGATGAGCGTCTTCTGGAACGCGCTAAGAGCGTTACAGAGTCTTATGATGACTTTATTCAATCAGCACAACAATATGGTGTATCCGATACTTGGTTGCACAATCTCGAAGGAGTCTCATACGCAAAAGAAACACTCAATGATGTCAAAAGAAAACTCTATAGAGCAGTCGCAAACGTTAATATTCTTGAAGGTATTCGCTTCTACGTTAGTTTTGCTTGTAGTTTCGCCTTTGGTGAACTTAAGCTTATGGAAGGATCCGCTAAAATCATCTCTCTCATTGCCAGAGACGAAAATCAACACTTAGCACTTACTCAGAATATTTTGAATAAGTGGAGGGAAGGTGATGATCCTGAAATGCAACAGATTGCAAAAGAGGAAGAAGAATGGGTTTATAAGATGTTCGATCGCGCTGTAAACGAAGAAAAGAAATGGGCAGATTATCTGTTTAAAGATGGTAGTATGATTGGATTGAATGATAAACTTCTTCAACAGTACGTAGAGTGGATTGCAAATAGAAGACTTAAAGCAATTGGGTTAAAACCCAAGTACGATATTTCAGCAAACAATAATCCACTTCCTTGGACTCAGCACTGGATTTCCTCTAAAGGTCTCCAGGTGGCACCTCAGGAAACGGAAGTCGAAAGTTACGTCGTCGGCGGAATTAAACAAGATGTTACCAAAAATACTTTCTCAGGATTCAAATTATGATGAATGGTGTGAACAGGAAATCCTGAATGCATACAGAGAAGCAGCAGAATGTGATGAGTTTATGTTTGGTGATTATGACTTTTGTAAAGAGTGGTTAGGTACAAATAACTAATCTCGTATAGATAGAGGAGGCACTCCCTCCTCTTTTTCATGTCTAAAAATCAGTTAACAAAAAAAGAACTAAAAGTTCGTGTTTTGAGACTAAAAAATAATTTGTATAAAGAACATATTCGTCATGATATGGATATGAAAGGACTTGCTCATAAATACCTCAATGAAGTCCTTGATATAATTGATGAGTACAGATATTGACTATGAGAACCCTTGGAGTTATAATGGGGTTCCATTCGCAAGTGCTGATATTAATGACTACTTTGGTTTTGTTTATTTGATAGAAAATAAACTGAATGGTAGAAAATATATTGGAAGAAAGTATCTTTGGCAGTTTAGAACTCCAAAAGGTAAAAAAAGAAAAGTAAAATCAGAATCTAATTGGAAGGATTATTATGGGTCTTGTCCGGAACTTAAAGAAGACATTGACAAATTTGGCAGAGAAAATTTTAGTAGAACTATCTTATCATTACATAAAACAAAGGGCAAAACAAACTATGAAGAGACACGCCAACTCTTCAAGCATGATGTCCTCACAGAATCACTTGACAGCGGAGAACCAGCATTCTACAATAATAATGTCTTGTCAAGATACTTCCGAAAAGATTATTATGAACGCAACGACTGAAGATATTGTTGCCCACGTTAGAGAGTGGTCTCTTGAAAGAGCAGCAGATAAATCCGTATCAAAGGATAATGCCAGAGCAATTCTGGCAGAGTTTTATGAGTGGATTGATCCAGAAGGTGATGAACTTGAGATTGTTTCTTTAGAACCAGAATCTTGACAAATCCTAAATAAAAACTTATAATGTTTAAATCCCACTTTAAGAGTGGGATTTCTTATTATGAGACTTTGAGTGTGATTTAGAGCCGTGGGGTCTGCCCTCTGAGAAGAGGGAAGTGCGCTTTCCCTATACGGATGTAGAGTTCAATTAAATTTTAATGCAAAACTTCTTTACTGTAGCCCTGCCTCTCCTGGCAACGGTTACAACCAATGCGGCAACACTGCCTAGCGTGTTTCCTCCTCCACCTGTGAGTGGACCTCCACCATTTTCAATTATTCAAGAGGAGCCTACATTAAAGACAGCGACCAAAGAGGTTGCTCCCGAAAAGCCAAAAGAGAAAAGGCTAATTTGTAAAGGGTGTAATGAAAATGAAAATGTAGCCCTGGATTATTTTCAGGACATTGGAATTAAAGACAGAAACGCCCTTGCTACCATCATGGGTAATATTCGTCAGGAATCAACTTTTGTTCCTAACATTTGTGAAGGTGGTAGCAGAACCAGTTGGGGTAACTGCAATGGCGGTTACGGACTGATTCAATGGACATCTGCCAACAGATATTATGGATTGGGTGATTTTGCTAAGAAGTATGGTGGTTCTCCATCATCACTTCACACGCAACTTCGTTATCTAACTTCTGAAGTTCAATGGAGAGAGATTGAGGATAGAATGAAAATTCCTGGTAAGTCTATCAATCTCTACATGGATTATGCGTATAGTTGGATTGGTTGGGGGCATCATGGCGCCCGTACAGAATATGCGTATGATTATGCTAACCGACTGATCATGGTAGAAGTTTAATATATAAGGGGAGTATTACAAATCTCCCCTTTCTTATGTTCAATTTTAATTTTGGAAATAAGAAATCAGATATAAAACAATACGCAATAGTAGGGATAGTATTGACGGGTATTATTGCAGCACTCTCCCAATGTACCAAAGTTTCTGAAGATAGACTTTGGGATTTGTTTGATGAGATACAGAGAAAGTATTTTCCTCAAACAATGTTGAATGAGTTTATCATCAAAGATGATAAGAAACTTGAAAGAAGAATCAAGCGTGATGTTGATGCAGCAATCGCGGAGTATGAACGCTTGACAGGGGACGATGGAACCGTTAGAATACTACCACCACGATACATAGAGAAACCTGTGAATGAATTGGTGTGTTATTCTGAAGAGTGCAAGAAACTTGGAGGAGAAATGAGACTCTGTGCTCCTTGGGTTGACACCTGTAAGGAAGAGGATGTAAAATAGATTATGCCGTGGTTCAAAACTTGAGATAAAATGCAGTGGGGCGTTTATCAAAGAGGATTGATTTAGATTCACAACCACACGGCACCCACTTGACAATCAAACCCTGAACTGGTATGATTATTTTGTTGGTTCAGAAGTCCTCTAACACTTTTGGTAATATACATAAGGCACTGTCTTATGCATTCCCAACTTATATGGGCAAGTAGCATAATGGATAATGCATCAACCTTCTAAGTTGCCGACTGTAGGTTCGAGTCCTACCTTGCCTGTTGGAGTTTATCTCCATATATAAAAGTGATAGAGGGTAAGTCACTGTTATATCCTTATGAGGTATATCACACTTACTCCATCTTGCCCTTGTATTCCAACGGTAGAGAAGGTGGACTTAGAATCCATACAGTGTAAGTTCGAATCTTACCAGGGGCACTTGACAATCAAACTCAAAAGGTTTATGATTGTCTCATAAGCGGGTATAGTTTAGGGGTAAAATGCCATCCTTCCAAGTTGGAGTCACCGGTTCGATTCCGGTTACCCGCTCTGAACCTTCGGGTTCTTAT